TTGAATGATCGCGTCTTCTGCCTTATTGACGTGCTTTGGTGCCTTCGGCATATCGGTTATGATAGGCGACTTAATGTCTATCAAAGAGCGACCTGCCATCCGCTCCAAGCGCCGAAAGTTCTTCAGCACATCTCTCGCATTACATCTTGTCTGTTTGAAATCTACCTCTCGTAACAATTGCATCAAGTCAAACCGCTCCTTTATGTGATATAATAAACTTGTGGAATTTATTAGATCAGTCGGAGCGATCCGGCTTTTTTATTTGTCATTGATTAGTTTAATATCCACCAATCTCGCTACAGCTAAATTCTCTTTGCTTTTCGCTAACCACTTGTCGCATTCCATCGTGTTTTCAATACGAATGATCGCTGAGTGATTATAAACATGTTCTACATATCCACGAAATGGATAGATGAATCCTTCTGCTTCACATCGAACCATGTCGCCGACTTTGAATTTTGGTTTCTTACGTGTTTTAGGGTTCTTTGTCGGCATATCTAGCATTAAACCGCCGATGCCGTGGCTGCTGGAGTAAAATCCGTCTTTTAGTTTCATTCCGCTTCCTCCTGTTTTAATTTTCACCATTTCTTTGTTGAAAACCCGCAACGTCTATACTGTTTAATTCGTTTCTTAGGTCTTTCTAGATCAACCAGAATAAATCTGTCGGATATATGATAATCTTCTATTACAGCCGTATACATTGGATTCGAAACCGAGTACCATGATCTTTTTTTATCAAACTCATCCGCATCATCTCTTGTAATTTCTATCATGTTAGCAGACATTAGATAGCTCTCTTCTTCTGCCTCGAATGGGCAGGAATATTCATCCCAGCTTCGAGGAAACCTGGCCAAATCTCTTTTTAAATAAACTTGAACATTCATTCCGCTTCCTCCTCATCATAGAAAATCATTCCACCCAAGACCTACGCTATGCATAAAGCAAAATTCGTTACACAATAGATGTCTTTTATGGTATTCATTCTTAAAACTCAATCTGTTTCCACATTCTGAACAATAAAGTTTCACTTTCTTATCTGGATAACCGTTTTTGATTAACTGCTTTTTAAATTGTTTATTTTTTTGGCGTTTATTCATTCCGCTTCCTCCTGTTTTAATCCCCATTGAGCGAATGCTGCTAGAACTTCAAATTCTTCTTTCATAGTAAAATCATCATAAAAACCAAAAATATTCGTCGGCATATCGTTTGCTGCATGCTTTAACACATAAAAAGGAAACGGCCATTGTGATTTTGCGTAATATTCTTCTAACCACTCCAACACGATTTTCTGGTTGTCGTTGAGCGCTTGTCCATGAGTGAGAACTTTACCCGATTCCCAATCTCCTGTTTTTCTAGCATATTCATATTGTTCTGCTGTTAAGTAATCGCTCATCTTTCTACCACCTCTTCCACTGGCACAGCAAATGGCCAGTATCTTTCATCAATTTCTTTGATTTCCGCTTCTGTTAGCTGATAAGCAGATTTTTCCCAAGTACATAGCGAGCGACTAATATCAAAACAGAAATCATTTCTGTTATTAAATTTCTTGATAAGATATAAGTCACCAATAATAACTTCATACAACGGTTCTTTCTCAACCTCGTAGCCGTTGTATAGGCTCAATAGTGTTTCATATGATTGTCTCGTTGCCCAAGCGAGTAATTCTTCTCCTTGTTCTTGCGTCAATATGCCATCTCGCACAAACCAATCACAGAAATAATATGAATCACCATCTTTAGATTTGATTAAATACGCTATTTTTTCAGCTTTTGTAAAAGGGTCCGTAAATTTCTCAAGCCAACCGGCCACGAGTTGTGGAATAACTGGTTTCTGCGGTTCGTCTATTTTTTCATTAACGTAATACCTGAATTTATACTCTCGTTATAGCAAGCAGCTATTGCATCATTTCCTATCGATTTAATACTTTCTAACTTTTTGATTATTTCCTGTTTATTCATCGCTGTTCCTCCTTCAAAATAGAAGCCATTTTTCCTTTTTATTTCGCAAAATACCCTTTTATAAATGCTAAGCGTTGTGCGTCATTGTTATATGTTTGATAAGCTTTGATAATTATTTTATTAACGTCACATGGTGTATACTTGTGTTCTACATCTTTTTCTTTTAACTCTTTCATCATTACTTTTGGTTGTTCCTCCTTTAGTTTGAATTTAAGATTGTGTGTTGCCAACTCAGTTGAAGACCAGTGGCTGTTTTCATCATCTAAAAGCACTGCTTCATTGACATCATCCAACACAACCTTATATTCTTTACCTACTTTCCACCATCGTTTATCTGATTTTGTACAAATATATGTTTGACCTTCTTTAAAATCTAATGTGTTCATTCTTTTTATTCCTCCTTACCCAAGTTCGACTTCTATCTCGTATTTATCAATCAATTCCTGTTTATTCATCGCTGTTCCTCCAAGTATTCGTCTAATATCTCTTTATATTTCTCTAAAAATTTGAAACGATCTTGATGAAGTTTCTTGCTCCAATTTGTTTGTCGATCCAGCTCACGCATCTGATCGAACCCTTTTTGAATTTCGTTGTAATAAAATTCAATGTTTGCTGCTGCTTTCCAATGCCTGCTACTTCGCACTCCTGCTCCTGTTTCAGCCATTTCCAACTTAACTAATTCCGCTCGTTCTTTTGATTTTTTATCTTTCTGAATCTTCATCATGATTTTCTTGAGGATGATGTCACTGTATTGTGTAATGAGATCCATTATTTCTCCTCCACAGCACAAAACGCACTTCTCATCAATATTGCATCTAGTGCTTCGTTAACTAACACGCTTGTCCATTCTCGTAACACTTCGTAATCTTCCCAATCGATATCATCTTCTCCGATATTGGCTCTAGCTAGTAATTCATCTACAGTCAAATCATTTTTACTTTCATTTATAATTCCTTGTAGTGTTACAATTGATATTTTCATCTTTATTTCTCCTCCACATACCTAAACTGTCTTCCTTTTGAATCAATCCATAAGCTCCTAGCTCTATCCCAGATAATGTTTTTGCTCAGTCCAGTAATTTCAGATAACTGTTCAGCTGTACCCGTTACTAGAATTCGATCACCATGCCAGATTGCAATTTTTCTCGGCGTTTTCCGTTTAGGCTTTTCAGTCCACATTGATTTACCGAGCTTTTGGACTTCTGCAACTATTTCTTTGTCTTCCTGCCAAGATTCTGACTTGGTTAATTCAGCAATTCGTTTCATTGTCGCTTTCTTATCCACGCTCATTCCTCCAATCTACGAATTTCCCTTCTTAAGTTCTCTATGTGCAAATCGATTGCCTTTCTAGCCGTTTCATTGACCATCACTGCCTTTGTCCGCTCCAGATCGTCAATTTCACGTTGAATGCTTCGAATACGCATTTGAATCACTTCTTCTGTTGTCATGATGATTCCTCCACGTATCTAAACGTTCTCTTCTTAGCGTCTGTGTAGCCACACCTTGCTCTTTTCCTCACGATTTTCTCGTGCAAGCCTGTGAGACTTGCTAACTGCTGGGCAGTTCCTGTGACTAGAATTTTGTCGCCATGCCAGATTGCGATTTTTCGCGGTCTTGGCTTGTTGCTCTTGTCTGCCCACATCTCTCTTCCAAGTCTCATCACTTCCGAAGCAGCTTCTTTGTCATTTTGCCAATCTTCTGAATAAGTCAATTCGATAATTCGCTGCATTGCCGCTTTCTTATCCATCCCGACGTTCCCCTTTCAATAATTTGAGTACTTGATCAAGTGCGCTCTCACGTCCACCATGGAACGTGTTGAGCCACTTGTCTTCGTACGAGGCGCTTTGTCTTAAAGCTTCTTGATGCATTAGTTCGATCTGTGCTGTAAATGTTTTTAGATCCATCTGATTACACCTGCTCAAGTTCACTAAGATGTTTTTGCAATCCTTTAACGCAATCAACAAATAGTAATTTTATATAAGCTAAATTTCTTAATTGTGTTGCATCGATATAAAGTGCGAAATAGTATCTGAGTTTACTCCAACTTGAACGATCATTCTTAATTCGTTCGATTCCAGCTTCATCAAGTTGTTCATAAACGTCTCTCAGAATCTCTATTTCCTCACCAGTTTTGTAACTTGCTATTTCATTGATCAGTTCTAGATAATCGATTTTCAATTTTCCACCTCTTAGAATGGTGCTTTGGATTGTCTATTAGCTCGTTCTAGCGCTTTTTTCTTTTGATAGGCTTCTTGGTCGATTGCCCATTCAGGAAGCTTCTCTCGTCTTCCTGTGCGCTTGTATCCACTGCTTGCGTTCTTAGGTTCACTTTTTTCTTTCCTTGCCCAACTTCGAATAGTTGCCAAATAGTTTTTATAAGTCTTACCGGATGATTCACAATACTCTGACAGTCGTTCGATTCGCTCTTGGTAATCATTAGGGAATTCTGTTTTGAGTTTCTCCATCTGCTCACCTGACAAAAGAACATTTTTATACTCTCCGTATTTATGACGGACGGGCTTAGCCTTCGATTTTTTCGAAGGCGTTACATTCTCTATATCTTTCTCTAACTCTATCTCTAACTCTGGTGTAGTTTTGTCTGGACATTTGTCCGACACTTGTCCTCCAGTTATTAAATTCCGTTTTGCCTCTTCTATTTTCTTTCTGTATTCTCTTTTTCTATCTGCTTCAGTTGAGGATTTTCCAATGAAACTTTGTATATCAGACATATAAATTGCTCCGTTATCTAATACGTCAATAAGCTGCAAATCACGGAAAATTTGTACCGCTTTTTCTACGACTCCTACAGAATGTCTTGTAATAGTTGCGAGCATTGTAGAGTTAAATGGAATCCTGTCATTAAACATCAACTTACCTTCGTGTTTTAGACTTCTTAAATAAAGTTTGAGAAGAATATTAGAATAAATATAGCCATCTGGCATACTTTCTAAGAGAACCATCTCGTCACTATCGAAAAAATTCTCTTTTAGTTTTAAATAGTAGTAGCGTTTGTTGTCAGACAATATTTTTTACCCTCCTATTCTAAGTTTCTTAATTGTTTCCTGGTTTAACTTGATCCCTTTGATTTGATACTTATTTTTGAAATTAATCACACCTATTTTGTGCTTCTCCGTGTGATGGATTCTGCAGAGTGCTGCAAATGTGTACTCTGAATGATCAACTTCTTTGCGCTTTCGTCTTCCTAGCGCTTTGTCAAAGTGATCGATGTCAGCTCCTGTTTTGCCACAGATGCAGCAGACTCTTTTTGTGATGCATTTGTAGAAGTAATACTCTTGATTCGCTGGTAAAATCTCATAGCCTTCTTTGAAAGGAATATGATGTTCAAAGATGAAATCTAAGATAATATTTGCTAAGACGTTGGCATCACTCACAGTTGTATTAGATTCATCTTTCAGGCTTATTTTGCGCCCTGTGACACCTTCGAAACGGAAGTAGAAGAATTCCTTCCAGAAGTCCGTTGGCATGCCTGTATCGATAAAAATATCGCCTATCAGCGCATAGATGAAGTTTCGTTGCTGTGCGGTGAACCGACGTGGATCAATAAAACGAATTTCAATGATTCGATCGCCATCATAGCCGTCATACATCGTTTTCAGCCGTTCGATATTTACTTCTTCGTTGATTGTTGCACCAATGTCGTTACCTTTAAATTTCTTTAGTACCGCCGAGTATGAATCTATTAGTGGTTTAAACACTCATATCACTTCTCTTTTGTTTCTTCTCTGTACTGATCTTCAAGCCAATTAACGCCTCGTTTTAGAATGCCCAAGTCTCTCTTGGTCCATTTACTGTCATCAGCGGTTATAGAAGCCGCATCAGTCAATGCAACAATTGCTTCATCAATCGATTTTTCGTACTTGTTAGCAACCAGTTGTAAAGCATCTAAGAATAGCTTTTTGCTTCTTTGAGTAGCTGGTTCAAGCATCGAAACATCTTCTGGCATATCTTCGCCAGCAAATATATATAGCCCTAGCCCAAACATCGCTAGATTTTTTACAAGACAGCGCATGATTGTTTTATTGATATCAAACATCGTTGCTGCTTCAACTCGCTTTTCGATTTTTCCAACAATCTCTTTTTTCTTCGTTTCGTTATTCCACTGATAATCATTGACTTCGTAGGTATATGGCTCATCTTTCATTGCCTTGTTTGCACCATCCATGACTGGTAACCACATGTCACGCTTTACTCCGTTGACTGTGATACTGGTAAAAACCATATAGCCTGTTTTTTCATCAAAGAGGTATGGACGATGCGTTTCTGGATCACGATAGATTTCGTAGTCTACTTCTTCGCAGATTTTGCTAACTTCTGCCCATGCCCATGCCCAGGACAGATAAGTTAGTTTGTTTCTTTTTTCAACAACATCATTGACGGTTATCTTGTACAGACTATTGAATAATTTGTTATCGTTGCGTTTCATTCCTTCACTCATCAAATTCTGCCTCCATTTCAGCAATGTATTTCTTACCTGGTCCGTAATAAGAGATATCAATCAAGTTATCTCTGTCGTACTCTTCTAGCGCATCAATCAAGCCATCTTCGATGACATAGATATACTCAGGTTTTTTGGACTTCCTCGATAAATGGATAAGATAGACATGATCCCAAATACTCACAAAATTTCCCAAGTCATCTTGATCACATGCTAGTTCTTCATCCGTCAAGAGATTTCGTCTGATTTTTCGATTATTTGTTTCCTTGATATTCGATTTGCCCCAACTAGGATCAGTCAAATATTGATCTAGAGTGGAAAGTTCATTTTCCATATGTTAAAATCTCCTTAGTTATGATTTTTTGAGTGACTCATTGCTTTGGTCGGCGGAGTCACTTTTTTATTTGTTGCCATGCTTTTTGCTTTTCGATATGTTGCTTGCTTAAAATAATAGGACGGCTATTTGCCCACCAATTATCAGCAATCACTTTACCGATTTTTAGCGCTTCTTCTCGTGCCATAGTTGCTCCTTTCTTTTGAATCAAGCAGATTGATTAAAACCATCAATGCTGCGAACAAACTTCCCCCGATAATACTTTGGTGTGCTACTATCACTAATAGCCCTAGGATGAATCCTATAAAAAGTGTGTCTGTCTTCTTCATAATCTAATCTCCCTATTTTTTATTTCTAGCATTCTCAAATCCTCAAGTTCAGAAGCGATTAGTTCAGCTTGTCTATCTGATAGCTCATCGGCTTTTCTAAGCGCTTCACGATCATCTTGTAATTGTTTCCTGCGTTGTTTAATCAAACGGAGAATTTGATGTTCTTGTTGCAATGTGTAGGACATAAAATCATTCTCCTTTGCCTTTAGAACTCAAAGTTTTCTTTCAAAAATCTTTGGAGTTCCGATCGTTCAATTCTGATGTCTAACTTGCTCCACTGCTGTGTTTTTAAGCCTAGGTTTATCCAATGTGTTAATTTGTCATCACCAATTCCTAAAACTTTTCTTACCTCTGATTTGTTTGGATATGGAGGAAGCTCTACTGATTTGTTCATAAGGTGCAATCGTTCGTCCAATGAATTAAGCACAGCATTCGTAATTTGTGTAGTTAATTCTGAAACTACTAAATTATCTGGAATTGTTATTTGCATGCTTTTTCTCCTTTTCTAATTCTGCTAGTACTGCCTCAATTGGCTTGATTTGTTTATCTGGTTTTCTACGCCCGTTCATAATATCCGACATATAGGCTGTTGAAATATCAAGCTTTTCAGCTAACCAAGCTTGACTCTTGTTATGCGTAGCTAGCGCCACACGCACTTTTAAAATGAAGTCCTGCGACATAACTATCTCTCCTCTAATAGATCAATTTCTGGAATATATCCTTCTTTTTTTAGCGACTCATAAATGAACAAACGTCCTTTTTGAGTCCATTTTGTATTCATCACAACTTTTGTTCCACCATCAGATTTCGGAATCTCAGTTGTATGAGATTTTGTATATCCTTGTCTCATATGTTTCTTGCATAATAACCATTGGTTGCCTACTTTTTTCTGAATACCTAGTTTATGAAGTAGTTTGTTCATCTGTTGTGGAGACATCCCATAATCTGCTGCAATCTGACTAATTGTTACTGAATCTGTAGAAGATAAGATACTATCCAAATACGAAATTTTGGGTTCGTATTCTGCAATTTTTTGTTCTGCTATTAGTCTTCCAGTACGTTCTTCTTTCAACTTAGTTGCTAATTGGATGATTGTATCTGGATTAAGCAAGGCTTCTTCTACTTTTTCTGGAGTTAGATAACCTCCATGTTTTCTAATTGCTGGCAACACTTCACTTGTTACCCATCGTTTGAATTTTTTGGCAGAAGGAAGTTTTGATTTTAAGATTAAACTGTAAAGGCCTGACTCGTTGATGATTGTCATATTACGATTTTGACCTGATGCACTAATTCGGTGCATTAGCCTATCCTCTTCGTCAACATGATTTCTGACAGCGTTGTCTGCACGTTCGTATCCAAGAATCTCAGCTACATCTTTACCTACAAAATACGGTTCATCATTTAATAAAACTGTTCTTACTTCCTGTTGTCCGAAATTAAAAATTTGTGGTGTGTTCATTTTGCTCATTCCTTTCTTTGGTATAATTTTGAATAGAAAGCGAGGTGAAAATAGTATGGAAGAATTTAATATGGATGTCGACGCCTTATTCAAACAAACCGTATTCAAGACTGTTAATAAAGAATTCAAAATAGATTTCCAAAATGACGAATCTTTTCCAACAGAAATTGAATTATTCGAAGAACTTTCTCAGAGCGTTTCTGAGTCTTTTTCTCGCCAGTTGCAAAAGAATTTTTTTGATGCTCTCGTGGATGAATTTCATCAACAACAGCACTAAACTTTTGGTCTTTAAAATTTAAAGTTATTAAAGCTCCTTTTGCGGAAGGAGTTTTTTTATTTTGTTTCATGATGTTTCCTCCTTTTCTTTAAATATGTAAGCTAATAAAATTAGCTAATTTTGTTGACAGTTTCTACAAAATTTTGTAGAATAAGTGCATAGTTAAATAAGCACAGAATTACCCTATAAATTAACATTCTAAGTTTCCCGACCTTGAATTTGTTTACTTTATTAGGTATCTTTCTTATTGCTTGTTAGCTTATTAAATTAGCTTACGAACATATATTACTATAAAATTTTGTAGATGTCAACGATTATCTACAAAGTTTTTAAGATGTGTTTTAGGCATGATCGGAGAATCATTATTATGACAACATTTGAGAGAGTAAAAATGTTAGCAGATAAACGCAAAATATCTATTGTCGAATTGGAAGAAAAACTTAATTTTAGTAAAAATTCACTTTATGCGTGGAAAAAGAGTAAGCCATCCATTGATAAACTAAATGCAGTTGCTGACTATTTCCATGTTTCAACAGATTATTTGCTAGGACGCACAGATGATCCTAACGCGGGAGTTGCACCAGAGGAAAGAAAACTAACCGTGGAAGAAGCTTTAGCATCTGTTATGAGTAGCGACGGAAAACCGCTCACCGATAATGATAGGGAAATACTATCAGCTATGATTGAAGCATATTTAGAGAAAAAAGATAACTAAATAAGTAGGTGAGTCATTTGGACAGTCAAATTGAAATGATAATTAATGAACTCGGCGTTAAGGTAGAAGAGCGTGAAAACCTTGATGCCGATGGCCATTATGTTGCTTGTATGAATACCATAGTAATAAAAGCTAATTTATCTAAGTATAGAAGACAAAGAACCTTATTACATGAATTAGGACACGCTTCTAAACATCATGATAATTATTTTTTATATAACTTAGCATTCTCTCTCCATTCAAAAATGGAATATGAGGCTGATCGCTTCATGATTGAAAAATTATTAGATAGATATATTGCAAAGTCTGAATTAGAACCACACAATATCAATTACATGAAATTTATAGAAGATAACAATTTAAGCGTTCGCTTCGAACCACTTGTGAAAGAATTATTAAAAGCTCGCATCTATTGTTATGCAGCTCTCTAAAATTTTTTAAGCAAAAAAAGAACATATGTTCAAAAATAGAAAGGTGAACAAAAATGATATATACAGAATTCAAAGAATGGTTAGAAAAAAACACAACCGGATACGAAACATTTATCGTCAAAGCTACTAATTATCAAATTGAAAAAAACAAAAATAGACCCCCAAAAAAACGCTGGGATGATAAGAAAATAGATAAAGCTGTATTAGAAATGTGGAAACAAGTCGTGACTAACTTGTATCAAACAATTCGTAAAGAAAAAGGAGTTCCATTAATTAACGGGAAGGAAATATGGCTTGAATTTATAGAGGAACAAGGACTGATCGAATTTTTCAATGATAGCATGGCAGAATTAGAATTTGAATAGGGGTAATATTGATGGCAATGATAAAACAATATAAAAAGAAAAATGGCGAAAAAGCATGGTACTTTAAAACTTATCTCGGTATTGATCCCCTAACTGGAAAGAAAAAATATACTACTAAACGAGGATTTAGAACACAAAAAGAAGCAAAAACAGCACTTTCTAGGTTAGAACTAGAATTACAAAAAACAGGAATGCCCACAAGTACAAATACTACTTTCAAAGAAGCAGCAGAATTATGGCTAGAAAGCTACAAAAAAACTGTAAAAGAAAGTTCATATTCAAGGACTAAAATAATCTTTAATAAACATATATATCCCAAATTTGGAAATATTAAGCTTTCTAAAATTAATACGGCATATTGTCAAAAGGTAGTAAATGATTGGAGTGAAAAAGGAACTTCAAAGCAGTACCCTCTTTTCATAAACTATATGAATAAAGTTTTTAAGTATGCTATAAATATTGGTTTAACATCTGATAATCCAACATTAAATTTACTTATTCCAAAGCCACAAATTAAAACAGAAAAGAAATTAAAATTATATACAAAAGAACAGTTGGAATTATTTCTAAATGAAGTATCTCAAGAACAGAATCCATATTTTAAAAACAGAGACTATACGCTCTTTAGACTATTAGCATTCAGCGGATGTAGAATCGGCGAAATATTAGCACTCACTTGGGACAATATTAATTTTAAAACAAATGAAATGGCCATTAAAAAAACTGTAGCTCGTTCAGATAAATATTATATATCTGAAACTCCTAAAACCAAAAAATCAAATCGAATAATTTATTTAGATGAAAAAACTATAAAGCAACTAAAATTTTGGAAGCTCGAACAAAGAAAGTACTTATTTCAATTAGGATTTACTAAAGCTAATTATTTGTTTACCAATGACGAAAATAATTTCACAATTAATCAGTCAGTGGCAGAAAGATACAATATATATCGTGAGCGTGCCGGCTTACCTTATATCGGTCTGCATGGTTTTAGACATACACATGCATCAATGCTATATGAGGCAGGCGCAGATCACAAAGAAGTCCAAGAAAGAATGGGCCACGCAAATATAAAAACTACTATGGACACATATACACACATTACTAACAGCAAAAAAGAAGAAACAACACAAAAACTAACAAATTATATTAACTTCTAA